TGAAGAACGGCCTTTAGGAGGATGGATAGGTTTCCAGGAAGCTTATGGAACTATGTCTGGCAAGCAGCTCTGACTCTGGCGAGTAGAACGGCGTGTGATCTACGCAGGAAGTTTAGCCAAGAGGGGATGGCAATCGGGAAGTATGAAGAATGTTAATCTTGACCGAATATTGAAGGACTATGAAATATGCCGAGAAAGTGTTCTTTTCCACAAGATTAGACGCGTCTGCTTTTTGCAGCCGCGTTGCCAGTAGTCTATGTCATTTATGATTTAGATGAATTTATCCATCATTATTATATTTTTCTGGAACGTTCTTAAAAATGATGGAAAAATTGAGATTTTACCTAAAAGTCTCGAATGCGTAAGTAATTATGCAGTCCAATTTGTGATCAAACATATTGAGCCCCTGGTTGGGTAATTACCAAGTATACTATCTAGGTGCATACTTAATGCTTTTAAGTAGTTGGTGTGAAAACTGACGACACGATGAGTACACTAAAACAATTCGTGAGTGCGTAGTAATACGACAATTCTATAATTATTCAGGAGATAAAATGCAGAAACAATACCTTAGGTACGTTAAAGGATCGAATTTATTGGTCAAACGTGATGCTGACTTGAGTAAGACAAGATTGGATTACTATCCTATAGAGTATAGCAACTATAAAGTTAACCGGTCACTTGACTATCAAATTGCTAAGGAATGTATGAAGATAATGTCAGATAGATCGATTTTGGTTCAACGCGTAATCGAGAATTGGGTAAGTTTGTTTGAGGAGATAGGCAGAGTAGATCTGTACAGCAAGATTCCATTCTTTGGTAGACTAAACTTCCTCAATAGAGTTAATCTTCCTCAGTGTGAGACAGGGGTACTGAAATTTGTAAAACAGGAATATCCCGAGTTTAGCTGGTTACCTGAAAATCTTGATTGTTCTGATTACAGGAAACAAGACCTATCAACTGTCCGAAATTTCTTTAGATCCTATGGATTTAGTCATAAAGTAGATCCTGCTATATTACTTGATGCAATTGAGGATACGCTCGATGAAATATGCTTACCTAGGAACTTAGAACTCAAATCATTCGATGAATTCATTCAAGATATGAACTCCCGTTCGTCGTCGGGTTATCCACTATTCTTAAGAAAAGGATCGGAAGAGGCAATATTGGAAGCTGAATCTGCAATGAGTATTTTGAGTGGTGAGACAGACGTATTGGATGCTTTGTTTTCAAAACCATCAGTTGTATTCCATAGGTTCACCCCAAAAATTAAAACGTCCGAGAAGAAAGTTCTAGTAAAGAGCAGGACTGTATTCGGTTATCCAATGTCACACATAGCTTTAGCTGATATGATTAACGGTAAAACAATTGATACCATAATGCATAATGAACCATTTTTAACAGGACTAACTAGACCTGAGCTAAGTAATAGAATTCGTGACTTTAGAACGCGATCTAACTTACGCTGTAATGGCATCCTTGCACTGGATATATCCCAGATGGATCAGAAATTACCTGCTGCTTTTCAGTTATTGACTCATGCTATCCTTATGTCTATACCTTCTGAAGATATTAATGCAGATCATCTGCGTAAATTACAAGTAGGAATGGCAGCATATGAGGTACATGGTCCAGTTATAGGTGCGGGAAATACTTGTTGGATGAATAATGGGGGTACCAAATCTGGAACAAAATATAATACGCTGACGAATTCAATAGCATTAACAGTTGCTTCATCGTTTACCTCTAGGCGTAATAGAACAACTATTAGTACGGAAATTTCCATAACTAACTCTGATGACCAATTAAAGTCTTTGAAGATGAATAATCCTTGTTGCGAACTCGAGAAGTCTATTGTAGTCAAAAGAGTCAAAGGAGATTATGAACTTCTAGGCCTTCGCATTAAAGATCCTGGATCACGCATTTCGTCACCATTTGAGTCTGTTGAGATAATGGGTTTTGATTGGGACATTCAGTATCGACCAAATAGACCGAAGTCTTGGGTTATACAGAAGATTTGCTATCCAGAGAAATTTAGAAACGAGAAATTTGACGATAGATATGTAACTCGATCCGCTTCTATTATGTTCCAAATCCATAATGGCTTAATGTTCTTTGAAAGGTTAGTTGTCAAAAAGATGGGTTACCTTCAGAAATTCATAAAGGAAAGAATAAATCCCGATATTCGCATATACCGTGCAAGGGAAGCACCACTTGAGCATTTAACCCTACCTCTTTCTGAATTAATTCAAAAGGGCTGGCGGATGTTTTAGACATCTGTGTATATATTATACTATTATGCAAATGT